ACTGTGCCGGTGCCGCTGACCGAGGGGACGGTGCCCGTCGTCGCGCGGGTACCCGCGCCGATAGCCGTGCGGAACGTCGCGGCGTCGAGCGCCGAGATGGTGTTGTCGGCGTTGAAGCGCGGGAACGTCACCGCCGAGGGGTCCGCCAGCGTAAACATCGCGCCGCCGATAGTTGTCGCGCCGAGGTTCGTACGCGCGCCCGCAGCAGTCGTGGAGCCGGTGCCGCCCTGCCCGACCGACAGCGCCGTCGTCAGGCCGCTCAGCGACGTGATGTCGCTGTTCGCGCCGGATGCCGCTGCGGAGATCGCCGAACGCGCGCCAGCCGCCGTCGAGGCCCCCGTGCCGCCCTGCGCGATACTGAGAGGCGTGGACAGGTTGCTGAGAGACGTGATGTCGCTGTTCGCGCCCGACGCGGCGGCACCGAGATTGAGACGGGCACCGGACGCGGTCGCCGCGCCAGTGCCGCCAGACGCGACGGCGAGCGTGCCGCCCAACGTCAGCGTGCCGGTCGTCGTGATCGGGCCACCAGTCAGGGTGAGGCCCGTCGTGCCGCCGCTGCCCGAGACCGACGTCACGGTGCCGCTGCCTGCCGTGGACGAAATCGTGATCGTGCCGCCGCCATTGGTGATCGAAATGCCCGAGCCAGCCGTCAGCGTGCTCTTCGTCAGGGTGTTGCCCGTGCTGTTGCCGATCAGGAGCTGCCCGTCGGTGTACGACGTCTGGCCCGTGCCGCCGTTGGCGACAGGCAGAGCCGTGCCCGACAGCGAGACGGCGAGCGTGCCGCTGGTCGTGACGGGCGAGCCGGTCACGCTCAGGAACGCGGGCACCGTCATGCCGACGCTCGTCACGGAGCCGGAGCCGGTGCCGACACCGACGCCGTTGATGAACAGACCCGTCGCGTTGATGGTGCCCGTGCCCTGTGCGCCGCCTGTCGGGGCGCCGATCTGGACGCCGCCAGAGGCCGTCAGCGCGGTGATGTCGGCGTTGCTGCCCGAGGCAGCCGCGCCAAGGTTGGTGCGCGCCCCAGCCGCCGTGGAGGAGCCTGTGCCGCCCTGTGCGACGCTGAGCGGGGTCGTGAGGCCTGTCAGGGACGTGATGTCGCTATTCGCACCCGACGCCGCTGCGGCGATGGCGCTGCGCGCGGCAGCCGTCGTAGCCGCCGTGAAGACCGACGTCCCGATGCCGGTGCCGCCGAGGTTGGTCAAAGCCGAGCCTGCCGTGGTCGCGCCCGTACCACCTTGCGAGATGCCGACGACGCCTGCGAACGCCGCCGCAGTTGTCGCAGCGATGATGTTCGTGCCGTCGCAGTAATAGATGCCCGTCGTGTTCTGCGCGACGACAACCGGAGACGCACTGCCTGCCGCGCGGATCGAGAGCGTGTAGCTGCCAGTCGTGGCGTTGTTGACCCAATACTGCTGCACCGTGGCGGGCACGACAACAACGACGTTGCCGGTGAGTGCGCCAGTGAACTTGTACGCGATGCGGTTAAGCTCGGAGCCGCTCAGCGTGTACGTGCCGGTCGTGACCGCGACGGACGTATAGTCGAATGCGAAGACCGCCTGCTGCCCGAGGCCGATGGAGTACCACTGGACGCCGTTCGTCGTCACGCTGGCGCTGTCGCCCGGCTGCAAGGTCAGCGTGCTTGCCCCGTTGATGATCTCCGAGCCGGACGGGTCGATGACGAGATCGCCCGTGCCGCTGTTGCGCACGTTGATGAACCAGCCGTTCGTCGCGGAGACGGCGGTCGGGAGCACCATGGTGCCGAGCGCGCCCGTCCAGACAAAAGTCTTCGCCCGGTCGGCGGTCGTCACTGTGACCGGCGTCGAGGAGAAGCTGACGACTTCAGCGTTCTGCGCGAGGACCGAGCCGAGCGCGACGATGCCGGGGCCAGCGAGCGCCGAGGCCTGCGCCTGCGCCGTGGCCGCACCGTACCGGAACGTGCGCCACGTCCCCGCGACGGTCGTGTTGTCCGTCAGGTAGATTTGCCACTGCTCGCCGGGGTTCATGCTCAGGATCGCGTTCCCGGCAGCGGTATCGACCGTGACGATGTTGGGGCCGAGGTTGTTGAACAGGACCGTCTGCCCGACAGAGACCTGCGTCGCGTCCGGCATGAAAATGGTGAACACGCCCGTCGGTGTGACGTCGATGATGCGCGCGACCAGATTGTTGCCCGACGTGGCCTCCAGCGGCCACTCAAGTACGGTGTCCGCGCTGAGGGTGAGCGCGAGGTACGAGACGTCGGACGGATAGATCGTCGTGCCGCCAAAGACCTGAGTGAAAGAGTTGCCGGACATTTCTATGCCTCCTTGCGCACAGAAGCGCGGTCGAGAATTTTACCGAGGTCTTCACCGTTGAGCATAGCCGCCGCGCGGTCATACATGTTCTGCCAGACGGGGATGCGCTCGTCGTTCTTCAGGAACGGTGTCGCCTCCAGCAGCGTGCCATAGAGCAGGAGCTGCGGGGCGTATTCCGTGATCCAGTTGCTCTGGACGGCGTCGTCCAGAAGCGGCGGGAGTTCGTAATACAGGATTTCGAACGGGTAGTCTTGGTTCGGCGTCGGCGCGATCAGCCAGTGCTCGTAATCATAGTCGCTGTAGAAGATCGGCTCGTCCGTCAGCGTCGGGTTGGGCCAATACGACCGCAGGTACTCATAGACGCGCGTGAAGAGCGTCTTGCGCTCGTCGTTCGTGGCCCCGACGCCGATGGCCATGGAGACCGTGTCGCGCCAGCGGTCAGGCTTGGCGTAGACCGACTGCCCCGCGATCAGGTTGCCGGACACGACGTTGATGAAGCCTTCGACCTTCAGCTCGCGCGCAATGCGACGCTCGGCGAGATTGATCAGGCGCGGGATTTGCTCGTAGACGACGGCGTCGGACGCCATCGTGGCACCGCGCTCAAGATAGCGGCGGACGTCCTGCTTGAGCGTCTCGAATGTCATCGTCGTGGCCATGGCGTGACCCTATATCATTTTGCGTTGGTAAAGGACAGCCCCGCCCGGAGGCGGGGCCGTTCTCGTTACGAAATCGCGTTGCGGATGGTCATGCCGAGGATGGCCGTCAGCACGAGCTGAGAGGCTTCCACGACGTTGACGTCGCCGACGAGATAGGATGCGACCGCCGACAGGATGGCGACGCCACCGACGACATAGGTCTTGTACCCCTTGAGCATGCTTATTCTCCTTCACTCTTGAGCCATGCCGCCACATCGAACGAGGGGCACGACTTCTTCCATTCGCTGGGTTCGATGACGCCGTCTCCGTCGAGGTCGGGAGACCAGTCGCGATGCCCGCGAATTACGATGCCCGGATAGCGGGCTTTGTACGTGCGGACGAGGGTCAGAAGGGTCTTCTTCTGCGCATCCGTCCGCGTGTCTTTCGGCCCCCGCATCTTGGCGTCCATCCCGCCAATATAGCAGATGCCGATGTTGCCGGTGTTCTTGCCTCCGACGTGCGCGCCCTTCTGGTCGTCGCGCAGAGTGCGGTGCATCGAGCCGTCCAGCTCAACGACCCAGTGGTAGCTGATCTGGCCGAACTTGGCCGTGTCCCACTGGTTGATCTGGGCTGTGGTGACGTGCCTGCCCTCTGGCGTCGCCGCGCAGTGAATGGTCAGGAATTTGACGGGACCGAGCGCTGGCATCAGTTCATCTTCAGAATGATGCTGATGAGCAGCATGATGATGGCCCCCGCGACCGTCAGGCCGACGCCTTCCAACCGCTTCAGCCGAGCACAAATCCCTTCATACCGAAGGGCACAAACCGCCTCGTGCGTGTCCAGCCGAGCAGCAGTATCTTTTGCGACCATTAGCAATGCCTCACTTCAAATTGCGCAGTTTGTAGATGGTGGAGAGATAGACGCCGGTAAGGCTGTCGATCAGGTTGGCGACCGCGCGGTTGCCTTTGCAGATCGCCTCGTGGTTCTTCTCGATCCACGCCGCGTCGGCCTCAAGCAGATCGAGGATGTCTTCCTTGATGTCGGTCGGAGCCGGGATGTTGCCGACCAGTTCGAAGGCGCCCTGATACGCCTCAACAAGAGCGTCGATGGCGTCGATGACGTCGTCGTAGAACGACCCGAGCGCCTGATGCTTGGCGTAACTCCCTGTGCCCGTCGCGCGCCAGTGCTGGAAGTGCGCCGCGTTGCGGGCGTAGAAGACGCGGCTGATGAGTTGCTCGATCATGCGGCGCTCCATGGAAGCGGCGGCGTAACCACCGGGGGGTTGATCTGGTCGGCAATCTGCTGCGCAACTGCGGCCTCAAGCGCCGTGACTTGTTCGGCGCCCATCGCGGCCCGCACCCAGCCGACGACCTGCGCCTCCGTGAGATCGGCGTAGGGTGTGAACGGCGCAGCGGGGTCGAGCGACACAGATTGCGTGCCGTAGACGGAGCCGGTGCGCGTGCCGTCCACGCCGGAAAGGGTCCAATGGACGTTGAAGACGACGTCGGTGTTACCGTCGGCCTCCGGGTACGCGTCCATCTGCACGATGGCCCAAGTGTTGGTAATCGCCATGGATCGGCCTCCTACTACAGAATACTGAAAAATGCACCCGTGTTTCCGCCGGGGGCTGGCGGAGCTGTAAAGTTCCAGCCAGTATTGCCCCCGCCGTTGGTGCTGGTGGTGTTCGCGTACCAGCCCGCGCCACCTGTCGCAATCGAGTTGCTGATCGACAAATAATTGACCGAGACGGTACCCGACGCCTTCGACAACGTGTGCGTCGCCGCAGTGGTGCTGCCGACCGTAATCAGGTTCCCGGCTGTCCCGCTCAGGTTGAAGTTGAGAAAGGTGTTCGTGGTGCCAGAAGAGAACAGGACGGATGCGGGTTGCACCGTATTCGTGATGTTGTTGAAGGTGTTAGACCCCGAGATTGTCAAGGCCCCGAGGCCACCCTGATTGAGAGTGCAGTTGTAAACGACGCCCGAGCCAGCAAAGGTCTTGGCGGTTGAACTCGTCAGCGAGATAGTGCCCGTGCCGGTGCCCGCCGAAGTCGTCAGTCCACCCGCCGCGCTGAATGGTGTTCCGCTTCCGACGAGCGTCAAATTTCCGCCATTGAACCGGAGCGTCTTGGTCCCTGTGCCTGTGCTGTAGCTTGATGCGCTCAGGGTCATCCCATTCAGATCGAGCGTGCCCAAAAAGTGAGACACAGAAGAGGTCGTCGCCACTGAAGTGGTGAGGGTGTACGTTCCGCCCGCCGCCGCATAGATCGCGAGCGACTGCGCAAAGTTGGTGCCATTCCCGGCGATCTTCTGCGAGCCTCGGCCCGTGAAAGTCCGCGTGCTCGCCGAGGAGAGCGTTATATTGACCCCATTCAGCCAGTTCCCATGGACCGTGCTGGACGAACTTATAATCAGCGTGAACGCGGTTGACCGCGTTGACATGTCAACGGTGCCGACGATGTAGCCACCCGACCAAGTGATGCTGGTGGCTGCTCCTGCGTTGTTGAAAATGGCCGTGTCTTGCGCCAGCGGCATATTGGCCGTGGAGGGCGTGCCGCCGCTTGTTGTGGCCCATCCAGCCGTCCAGTTCTGCGTCCCGGTCAGGTTCCAATAGACCGTCTTGGGCGCGGTGAATGTGATGCCGGTGTTGCCGCCAGCATCGCCGCCAGACGTTGTCGCGCTCCACGTCGCGGCACCCGCGCCAGTGATATCGCGGAAGTCGCAATTCGAGAGCGACACCGCAGCAGCCGTGACCGTGCGCGTGGTCCCAATCGTGCCAGATACCAAAGCGACGCGACGCAGGTTGCTGGCCCCGCTAAGGGTCAGTGTGCCCGTCACCGTCAGATTGCCGTTCAACGACAGGACCGCCAGTGCGTTACCGGCAGGCGGTGTCAGCGTCAGGTCTTTCACCGAGGCGATGTTCATCTGCGGCGTCGGCTGCGTGGTATTCGTGAAATTGAGGATGTTGAACGTATAGCCGACGGCGTTCACAGTCGCCGAGTTCGACGAGAGAACGACAGTCGAAGTGCCCGCATTGAAGGTCAACGCCCCGCTGAAACTGATACCAGCGCCCCCGTTCAACGTGACCGTAGAGCCGTTAAGGCTGATGGTACGCGCGGTTGCGCCTGTCGAAGAGATCGACGCTGCTGCGAGGGCAAAGTTGCTCGCGGACGTGCTGAACGTGCCAGCCGTCTGTGAGATAGCGTTTGCGGTAGTGAGAGCTGCGCCCAGCGTGTACGATCCCGAGCCGAAGAAGCCGAGCGTATTGGACAGAGCGACGTTGATCGTCAGCGTATGTGTGCCGGACCCAAAGAAGCTGATCTGGCCGGTGTACGTGCGCGTGACGCCAGTCGCTGCCACCGTCATGCTGCCGTAGACCGACAGTGTGACTGTCCCCGCCCAAGTGACGTTTCCGGTTGCGGGGCCAGCCATGGTCATGTCCGCGCACGTCGCGCTGGTGGAGACGGTCACCGTGTACGCAGCCCCGCTGGAGGCGCTGTTGAAGAAGACGTTATCGGCTGACGTCGGCGCAGATGCCCC